ACGCGTGTAACCTAATACATCAGTTTGCCATACGTTGCCGCGCGTATCGCCGCGATGGTGAACCTCTGCCACTACATACTGCCCATCTTGAGCTAGTGGCATGTATGGACCTTGAGGCATTTGTCGCGTCAACTGTATTATCACAGCGTTATTGATAGCTACTAACAACGGCGGCATCTGCACCTTGAGTCGAGGGTCAAGCAACACACTGAATTCCACACCGCAGTCAGTCTGCCGCGGCGTGCCTACAATAGTATAGGAAGTGGTTGTAGATGGGGCACTACCGGTCCAGTTAGCCGGCAATGGTGGTGAGTAAGTGTAGGCTGGCGCGTCAGTTCCAGAGTCCAGTGGACCGATGGCGTAACCTTTAGGTGCCTTGAACCACTGCATGTTGTGAGTATCTGCTAACTGCCCAAAATACTTGTCGACACTGCCAAATATAACCTTGCCACGCAGGTACTTAGTATCGCCTAGCGCGGACGGTAGTGGCGCTATTGCTTGCCCGCTTATAGCCGTCAGCATCTGAGCTACTACTGTTGCCTGCGTTGTGTTTTGCGCTTGATTGAAGTTAACACGCCGTGCTATGCGCGGGTCGGTGGCTAGGCAGTGGAACGTCATCTTGAGGTCAACGACATCTTCACGTGTCAGTAGCACCTGCATTACAGCACCGCTCCAGATAACCTGCTGGTTACCGATAGACTGATAACCAGCGCTAAGCGTTACCCATTGAGCGTTAGTTAGCGCGTTCTGTATAGTAGCGTCGTCGCAGTTGTATACCGATATGTCGGCGAACCACCAAGGCGATGGAATAGCAGTCTGATGTACGTCGAACGTAATGCGCAGGGCTTCCGGCTCCCACGCGCTGCTGGACAGCACTGCGCCAGGCGAGCCAGATCCATCAGGCGTGTTATAGACAGTAAGCGTGTAGGCGCGGCCCCAGTATGGCGTAGTGGATGCTAATGACGCGGTACTCATGATGGCGTATCTCCCCAAACCAACAGGAAGTCAGAACCTAAGTCGTTCGCGCTTGGGTAATCAGCGTCAGAACTGCCAACATTCAGCAAGTAAGCGCTACCGATGGCAAGGTAGGCATGTTGAGCCAGCATGTTAGCAGCTGGATACACACCTGTCAGCATTGGCACTGAGTCAAGAAGCAGCGCTCCCTGAGCGGAGTACACCGTCATTGCCCAATGACCACTCATATAAGAGTAGTTCAGTGTAAGGTTCAAAGTCAACGGTAAACCGTCCACCGTCACCTGTACAGACAGTGATTGGTTTGGCATGGAGGTCAGCGGCACTATTTGATTAGCCAATGGGTTCCTCCGCGCCAGAGACACTGGACAGTGTGCCTGCTCCGATAACAGTCGGAGCAAGCGGATCGGCTACCTCGCCAAACTGTGCCGCTTGCGCCGTTGTCAGCGGAGTACCTGTAGTAACACCGCTGCTGGTCAACTGCGTGGTCTGCGGCAGTGCGCTGGTGGCTACCTGCTGCACATTGGCAATGAATACCTGCTTGAAAGTAACTCGGCACCGCAAGCTGGTCTTAGTTTTGTTGGTCTCTTCCGGTGTGATAGACTCGACCATCATGTTAGAATAGACTTTCAACCGCGTGCCAACACTGACTATCACGCGGCTGGTGGCCCAGGATGTTATCTCGGTAAAAGCATTGACGCTCTTTGATTTCGATGAGCCAGACCACGCGCCGGCTGCCATCGCAGCGTCAGAACTGGTACTACTAGCGTACGCTGACATAGCATCAGACATACCTATGTCAAGCGTCACGCGGGCCGGCATGGCGTAGGCGTGGTCTGATATATTAGCGCCAGTTTGTACTGGATGCTCAGTGATGTGCGCTTCTTGCTGATGCTCAACACGCATGACTGCGTCTGGAACGTACATCTGCAATGTCGTGCCGGATATTGTCACAGTCATCACGCCGCTCGCGGACGTGGTGGTAGTGTCTGCTGGCGCGTTCTGTGAACCGCTGATCAGAATGTAGTACAAAGGTGACGCCTGCCACTGCGGCGGGCGCCAGGGCGAACTGCTGGCGCCCTTTGATAGCAAAGCTGCACCAATGATCCCGGCGGCCATTAAGCGAATGCTCCTTGGAACTCAAGAAGGTTACGCTGAGTAGCTGTGCGCAGCCCATCTAGAACACCGGCCGACACGCGCGCCTGCACTTCTTGCGGACTAGCATTAGGCTGGTTGATGTGAACGTTGACGGAGCCGATAGTTACTGCCTGCGAATCATCGCCATATGACTTCTGATACTGCTTGTCCCACCGTTCCACGCCCGCTGTGTAGTTACTTTGTGTATCGGCGTAGTAACCACCCTGCTTCAACCGCCCGGCGAAGTCTTCAGGCGACGTCGCTTGTTCTATACCAGAGTAACGGCCGCCTGGCCGCATCATGTTGGCATAGTAATCACCAAACTCGTCCAGCGAAGAGAAATTGCGGTAGTCCTTGCCGTGCCCACCTGGAATGTTGACTCCAGCTAGATTGTTTGTGCCGCCAAGATGCTTAAACCCGCCGGTCTCATGCGCCCACTGAGACCACAGCAGGTCTGGGGCAATGCCGGTCTTTGCCGATACACGCTGCGCTAGCGCTGCCGCTTGTTGGGCCGTAGCCTGGGCATCGCCAGTTGGTTCGGCGCCGCCTTCATAAGTGGCCTTTCTATGCCCACGCCACAAGTCCAGGCCACCTCCAGCTACAGCGCCTACACCGGCACCGATCAGCGTACCTTCTGGACCAAAGAATGAACCTAGCTTAGCACCGGTCAGCGTTCCAGTGATAGTAGCTGCACTCGGAGATAAGAATTTCTCGATGGCAATGAGTTTTTCTAACAACCAAGCTACGGCATTCGCGCAGTGTTCTATGGCTACTGCGAACCGTTCCCACTTGGGTAGGCTTTTGTCGACCTCGTCACCAGAGAAGGCGTCAATGACATCTGCAAAATCTACCGCCAAATTACCTAGCAGTTCACCGGTATCCTTCAACACTCGCCATACAGCTTTGAGTATTGGAACTAGGTGCTTATTTATCTTTTCAGTAATCTCCGGCAAATGGTCAGCGAACCAATCATTGAACCGCTGCAACTTATCAATCCACAAATCAATCTGCGGGCCGAAAGCATTCAGCAGTCCGTTCATGACTGACTGCTTCAAATACTGAAGGCTAACCTCCATCTGAATCACTTGGAAGCGCAGTTCACGAGCCTTTATCATGTTCTCTTCAAAGTTAGCGGCGTTCAAACCGCCTTCCATCGTATCTTGCAACTTCTCAAGCCGATCGGCGCGGTCGGATAGCTCCTTGTCCCAGGCAATCATGCCAAGTGGTTGGCCCAGAGCATCCATCGTGATCTTCAGCTTCTTCGCTGCGTCGGCGTTCATATACATCGTCAAGCCGAACAGACGGTACTCTTGATCAGCTGCTGCTACTGAGCCGGCCATCTCCACGGCGCTGGCTGCAATGGCTACGAATGCTGTGGTAGCAGCGACCTGCCACTTCAACAGTGATGCAGCCATCTCAAGCGCACGCGAGTCTACCTTAGCGGCGACGTCGCGAAGCACCTGCTCAAACTTCTGAAAGCTAGGAGCGTCGTAACTAGCGCCTAGACGCACGAGATATTCTTCAATGACATTCGACATGATGCTCCTCCTTCCACAGGTCTATTAGCGCGGCGCGTTTCTTTGCGACTCGCGATAATCTTCTAAACGCGCTTCGTTCTCTTCCTTAACATCTAAAAACTCATGAATGTCAAGTAAGTCCTGCACATCGTAAGTACCGTCAAACGTCTCACATTGACGCCACAGCCCGGCAACTACCGGGCGGAATAGAAAGCCATCAAGGCTAGGATATGGAGCGGCATCAAAACCTCCACTGCCTAGCCGAGAACTGCCTTCAACCCGCCCCCGTCGAAAAAATCAGCCAGATTAAAAAGAAGTGACTGCACGGTAAGTTCCATGACAGTCATCAAGTTATTGGCCAGCGCTACATCAGCGAACACGCCAGAGTCTGCCACGATGGGCATAGGAACCTCTGAGCCGTCACCAGGATCTTGCAGTTTGCCAATGACAGCTAAGCAGTTATTCTGGATGAACGAGAAAGTCTCGAAGTCCAGCCCGCGCAGGAACGCTGTGAACACAGCGGCGAGGAAGGAGTTTGAAGGTGCTCCGCCTTCTTGCGCGGCACCGGCGTTAATACCAGCAGCCAGCACGCGAGTCAGAATATAGCTGCCAACGTTAGGCCGCATCTTGCGCAGCAAGTACCGCTGCCCACTGACCTCTACGATTTTGGTTTTTTGCAGATCAGCCATGGCCTACAGCCCCAATCCTGATGCTAGTGATGTGATCGCTGTCTGCAGAGCACTGCCGGTGCTGACAACATCAGCGACCATGAGAGACCAGGTAATCTTCTGGCCGTGGGCCTGATAAGACTTGTCTGGCACCTTGGTGAATGAGCATCCAGTGCACTTATGCGTCGATCCGTCCAGCAGTGTCTGGATAGAGATAGTAATTGAGGCCCACGCTGCCACCACGCCCTGCTCAGCTAGCGTCTCAGCTAAGTTGTAGGCGTTGAGCAGCTCCTTGTGAAGCAGTGACGTCTGCTGAACTTCCAGCGTGACAGTACCATTGTTGCCTGGTACGTACGTAGGCATGACAGTGCCATCTGCAGCCACATCGTGCACAGTACGCTCTGACGCCATGGCGATGGTAATGGTTCCGGCGCCCACGTTACCACCAGTAAGCGGGATAGTGATACCCAGCAGCGGGTTGGCAATTACGCCGACGAGATCCTTAAAGCTGTAAATTGTGCCTACTGACATTGAGGCTCCTTCGTTTCTTTGTTACAAAAGTGGCTACAAGTTAACTTCCTACCGCAGTCTTAGAGCTGAGTGTATACTGCTATCGTCAAGCTGGTAACTGCACCTGCTGTAGTAATCGAGGTGTAGATCGGCATCGCCTTGCCTGCGGCGCGGTCGCCGGCTAACTGCGCCGCATAAGGCTGTGATTGATTCAACCAGCCGTTTGGCACCGCCTGCCCAGTCGAAAGGTTCAGTACCGTCGCGCCGGTCCAGATGGCCGGTGCCAAGAAGCCGATGTTGACGGCATTGGCGCACGATGTGTCGCATGCGTTAAGCAGTAGGTGCTGCCCGCCATTGGTCTGTGGCACTGCGGGGTTGGCTTGCAGCACATTCAAGCAGCTGATCTGAAGATTGGCCACCAGCATGGCCAGATTGATCCAGAGATACGACGGTGCGCCGTTGGACATGAAACCGGGTTCTAGTAACTGATATGGGCTGAAGTTGCAGTAGGCATTGAAGCCGGCACTTACGATGTTGTTGTATTGAGTCTGCGTCAATGGTTCTGCGGCAATACCAGCCAACTGCTTGTGCGCCGCGGTGAAGAAGCTGCCGGCTAGGCCAGTGTTCAACCCCATCTCAACGCCCATCAAAGCGGCAGCGGCATAAAGGTTGTTGGGATAC